ATTCGCCCGTATTCTTGGGAAGTAAATGGTAAGTCGGGAATTAAGGCATATCTCAAAACCATGTATGTAACTATTGAAGATGACGAGTTCGCGGCTAAATATGCTGAAGAGGAAGGTCCCGATGAAGTGCCATTTTAAAAACATATTTTAAAAGATGGGTGCCGACTTTACACGCTCGGTTAAATGTCCAAAGAGGAAACAGCCCTATTTTATATTTTTACGAAAGGAGGTTGACGAGTGTCCATTAAGTTATTTGATTACCAGGTGAAAGCTGTTCAGCAGATGAAAAACGGCTGTATTCTTTGCGGCGGAGTTGGTTCTGGAAAAAGCTTGACCGCTTTATCTTACTATTATCTGCAAAACGGTGGAGAGCCTAGCAGCTTGATCGGTGGTGATTATATTCCTATGGACGATCCTCCTAAGGATTTGTACATCATTACAACCGCAAGAAAGAGAGATACTTTGGAATGGGAGGGTGAGCTTTCGCCCTTCCTTCTTTCTACTCATCCGGAAACAAACCTCTACCATAATCACAAAGTCATCGTTGACTCATGGAATAACATCGGTAAATATGTGAATGTCACAGGAGCTTTCTTCATATTTGATGAGCAGCGTGTTATAGGTAGCGGGGTTTGGGTTAAGTCTTTTCTTAAAATAACCAAAACCAACGATTGGATTCTGCTATCGGCGACACCTGGCGATACATGGCAGGATTATATTCCGGTCTTCATTGCGAACGGTTTCTATAAAAATAGAACCGAATTTACAAGAGAGCATATAATCTATAGCCATTTTACTAAATTTCCGAAAATCGATCGTTATGTTGGAACCGGAAAGCTTTTGAAACTGCGGCGAAGCATTCTTATCGATATGGATTTCAAACGAGAAACAATTCCTCATCACGAAGATGTTTATGTTTCATATGACATAGAAACTTATAAGGATGTATCTCGAACTCGATGGAATCCTTATAAAAACGAGCCAATTCAGAACGCAGGCGAGCTTTGTTATGTCTGGAGAAAAATCGTTAATTCGGATGAGTCAAGACAGGTTGCGGTTTTGGAAATATTCGAAAATCATCCTAAAGTTATTATTTTCTACAATTTTGATTATGAGTTGGAGATATTGAAGAACTTAGGATTTGGTAGCGGGGTTAAGATTGCAGAGTGGAACGGCCATAAACACGAGCCGATTCCGAATAGTAAAAGCTGGGTTTATTTGGTTCAATACAGCGCCGGATGCGAAGGCTGGAACTGTATAACAACGGACACTATTATATTCTACTCACAAAACTACTCCTATAAGGTGATGGTACAGGCTGCCGGACGTACAGACAGGCTTAATACGCCTTATACAGATTTATATTACTATCATCTGAAATCTCGTAGCGGGATTGACCTGGCTATCAGTAAGGCTCTTAAGGATAAGAAGAATTTTAATGAAAGTAAATTTGTTAAATGGTAAAGGAGGGATATAAATGGACATCAATGAACAAAAAGAGGTGTATTTTGACCAGTACTGCAAACTCTGTAAAAATGTAGACCTCGACGAAGCGACTGATCCTTGCTATGAATGTCTCAACTACCCTGTAAATTTGTATTCCCACAAGCCAGTTAATTTTGAAGAGAAATAATGGATATTCGAAAGGAGAAAAGATGAGTTATCTATATGACCAATATTTGGTTAATCATAAGACAAACGTTAAAAAAGGCTTTGACTGGATTCAAGCCAATCTTCCGGAATTAGTAAAAAAGGGTTTTGATTTTGAATGGCAGATAGGATTAAACCACGACCAATCAAAAACAAAACAAGACGAGTATGACGCTTACGATGCATATTTCTATGGCGGAAACAGATCATTTTCTGTCGTTCAAGAGTTTAAAAAAGCTTGGCTTTTACACATTCATCGTAATCCACATCATTGGCAATATTGGATTCTAATTAACGATGATCCCGAAGAAGGAGAAGTCCTTATAGAGATGCCATACGATTATATTCTTGAAATGATCTGTGATTGGTGGGCTTTTAGCTGGGCTAAAGGAAATTTGAATGAGATTTTTGCATGGTATGACAAACACAAAGATTACATTAAACTCCATCAAAATACTCGTAATACTGTCGAGTTTATCCTCAATCAAATAAAAACAAAATTGGAAGGTGGAAACATATGAATGCAAAATTTATGCTTGGTAGATTAGTAGCGACTCGAGGAGTAGCAGAACTGATGAATATGGATCAGCAGTTTGCAAGTTTCGTTTCGGACTCGCTCAAACGGTATATTACATGCGATTGGGGTAATTTGTGTAAGGATGACCGTACCATGAATGATGAAGCTGTCAAAAATGGCGACGAACGTATTCTTGCTTCATATGACCACCCAACACGTGAAGATTGGAAAATATGGATTATTACTGAGTGGGATCGAAGTGTCACCACCATCCTTTTCCCAAGTGAATATTGAAAGGAGAAATTATTTATGAGTAAAAGCATTTATTTTGGTCTTGTTGGTGGAGGTACTATTACACAGTTTGAACTCGGTGTTGCCGCAAGAATTAACGGTGAGAAATTAAATATTCATAATGATAAAGCAGTAAGAGAATATGCTGCAAAATGTCCCGGTATCACTAAAGAAATTGAACATCCTTCTATAAAGTATTTGTTGACACATGGTAATAAAAGACTGGCGATTAAAGTTTACTACGACCGTTATAGAAATAAAGGTATTACTTTCAAGCAGGCAAAAGATAAAGTTAATGCTTTTGAATTGAAGTTGAAGGAGGAAAAGAGCAATGATTCTAATTGAAAAAACAGAGGTCATAGGTTTTGAGCAGGCTATTCGTGGGATGAGAAACCCTATGAATAGCTGGGATAAATCTGATAGTGGTATTTGTAAGGGCGGCGATGATGGAATTGGTTGTTCCAACTGCGCCGCTTTTGATTGCCATCATACATACGACCGCTCTTTTCAGATTGGTAAGAATGACCATGAACTTATGACGAGGCTGGCTTCGGCTGGCCCCGTCCATGGTAAATTTAGAAGAATGATTGTCGTATATACGGATATTACGGCGCCTTTGTATTGGTGGAAGGAGTTTGATACTTATAAAGTTGGTACTGTTGCTAACTCCTGCTCTACCATGCATAAAATTCATGCTAAAGAGTTTACAATCGACGATTTCTCGCACGAAGCTCTAACTGATAAGAGTTTCGAGTTACTTTTAAATATCATCGATGTTCTAAACGACAATCGAGATGCTTTTAACACATGGAATGAAGATTATATGCATTCTAAAAAGAGATATTGGTATAACATGATCCAGCTCCTCCCCTCCTCTTACAACCAGAAGCGTACCGTCATGCTGAATTATGAAGTGCTGGCTAATATCTATCAATACCGTAAAAACCATAAGCTTGACGAGTGGAAAGAATTTTGCAAATGGATTGAGGGGCTTCCCTGGAGTGAAATTATTACATGCAGTGTATCTGAGGAGGAAAGTTAATTATGACAATTAATGAATATCAAGTAGCTGCTTTGCGAACCGCTAATCCAGATCTTACACAGATGGAGCAGCTTCAAAACGGAATAATGGGTCTGAATGGCGAAGCCGGTGAATGCATTGACCTGATTAAGAAGCATCTTTTTCAAGGCCATACTCTTAACGAAGAACATATAGCAAAAGAACTTGGAGACATTGCATGGTATCTTGCTATTAGTGCGGACGCAATAGGCTATGACCTTGAGACTATTTTTCAAATGAATATCAATAAACTCAAAGATCGTTATCCGGACGGATTTGATTCCGAGCTTAGTATCAACAGAAAAACAGATGATATTTAAAGGAGGATAAAAATGTGGAAGCAGGAACTATTGAAAAATAAGTTATATGCTCTCTTGCTTGTTATAATTGGTGCTCTGAGTATTCTCATCGAATACGACGGCACCTTTTTTATATTTGCTTTGATGATTGGAATTCCGTTATTCTTCGCCAAGGAGAACTGGATTACATAAGGAGGTGTCCGTCATGCGAATAGCAGGGACCCTGTCTTGTTCTCTTGTAAATGGGTACGGTGTCCGTTATGTCATATTTTGTCAAGGATGCGCACATCATTGTGTTGGTTGTCAAAACCCGGAAACATGGGATTTCAACGGAGGTAAAGAAATCACTCCAGAGGAATTAGCCAAAGACATTAAAAGACATAAGCATATAGACGGCATTACATTATCAGGGGGAGATCCATTCTATCAGCAAGAAGAATGCGTCTCCCTCTTGAAACTTTTACCAGCGCATTTGGATGTATGGATTTACACCGGTTTTAAATACGAAGAAATCAAAAACACTCGGCTTGCACAAATGGCCGACTATATCGTCGATGGTAGGTTTGAACAGGATAAAATAGTTTCCGGAAAAATGTACGGAAGCAGTAATCAAAGAATTATTAAAGTGAAGGAGGATAGTTAGGACTTTAAGTCATTAATATAATTTATATTTCAAGAAAGGATTTGACTCTATGATAAATGATGAACATATTTTAAACTATAAAGACCTTGTTGATGACTATATCAATCTTAACGATTGGCGCGTAAAAGAGAATTCAACAGTTACTTACTCTGTGGGAGGCCTTATTCTATCTAATTCAGGTGCCGTAACAGCAAACTATTGGTTATCAAACGTTTATGATCGCGAGATTGCCGACGCACATCGAAGTGCAGCAATCCATTTGCACGATTTGTCAATGCTGACCGGATATTGTGCCGGTTGGAGTTTGAAGCAACTTATTCAGGAAGGACTTGGCGGAGTAGCCGGCAAAATTACTTCCTCTCCGGCAAGTCATCTTTCGACACTCTGTAACCAGATGGTTAACTTCATCGGTATTATGCAGAATGAATGGGCTGGTGCTCAGGCGTTTTCGTCTTTCGACACATATTTAGCGCCTTTCGTAAAGGTAGATAATTTGTCACAGAAAGAAATTAAGCAATGCGTACAGTCATTTGTATTTGGCTTGAATACTCCTTCCCGTTGGGGTACGCAGGCTCCGTTCTGTAATATTACCCTTGACTGGACTGTTCCCGATGACTTGACTAATCTCCCGGCTATTGTCGGCGGAAAAGAAATGGATTTTACTTACGGTGATTGTCAGAAAGAAATGGATATGGTTAATAAAGCCTTTATTGAAATAATGATTGAAGGTGACGCCAACGGACGTGGATTCCAATATCCTATTCCAACCTATTCCATAACAAAAGATTTCAACTGGGGTGAGACTGAAAATAATAAACTTTTGTTTGAAATGACAGCAAAGTATGGTACTCCATATTTCTCGAATTATATTAATTCGGACATGAAGCCGAGCGACGTACGATCAATGTGTTGCCGCCTTAGACTCGATCTGCGTGAATTGCGTAAGAAGTCTGGAGGCTTCTTTGGTTCCGGCGAATCTACAGGCTCAGTTGGGGTAGTGACAATTAATCTTCCGAGAATTGCTTATCTGGCTACGGACGAACGGGATTTTTATATTAAGTTGGACGAATTGATGGATATTTCCGCTCGATCTCTTAAGATTAAACGGTTATTTATTACTAAGCTTTTGGATACTGGCCTCTATCCTTATACTAAGCGATATTTGGGTACCTTTGATAACCACTTCTCCACTATTGGTCTTGTTGGTATGAACGAAGCGGGACTTAATGCCAAGTGGCTGCGTAAAGATTTGTCTGCTCCTGAAGTGCAGCAGTTTGCTAAAGATGTCCTGAATCACATGAGAGAGCGTCTTAGTGATTACCAGGAGCTTTATGGCGATCTTTACAATTTGGAGGCTACACCTGCTGAGTCTACCGCATACCGCTTTGCCAGACACGACAAGGAGGAATACCCGGATATCATTACCGCAAATGAGAATGGAACTCCTTACTATACCAATTCGAGCCATCTGCCTGTAGGCTATACTGATGATATTTTTGAGGCTCTTGATATTCAGGATGAACTTCAAACGCTGTATACGTCCGGAACCGTGTTTCACGCTTTCCTTGGCGAGAAGCTTCCTGATTGGAAATCAGCCGCTAATCTTGTTCGTAAAATTGCTGAACACTACAAGCTGCCTTACTATACCCTCTCCCCTACTTATTCTATTTGTAAGAACCATGGATATTTAGCCGGAGAAGTAAAGTCTTGTCCTGTTTGTGGAGAGAAAACAGAAATCTACAGCCGTATTACCGGTTATTATCGGCCTGTACAAAATTGGAATGACGGTAAGGCTCAGGAGTTCAAAGATCGTCGTGTGTACGATGTCAACAAGTCGCATAAAGAACTAATGCTCGTTACCACCAGTACCTGTCCAAATTGTAAACAGGCCGAAAAAATTCTAAAAGAAGCTACTATAGCTTATAAAAAAGTATTGGCCGAGGATAATGCGGAGCTTGTAAACAGACTTGGTATTATGCAGGCGCCTACGCTTGTAAATGGCGATAAAAAGTATTCCGGCCTTAGCGATATTTATAAATTTGTTGCGGGAGAGATGCAAAATGAACGATAGAGATTTGAGAAAGAATTCCGAAGGATATCCTGATCCGACTGCCTATGAAGCTATCAAAAATATTGATAAGGAGGATGAGAGGTTTCACAAACTTCTACATACCATTTTCTATATTTGCAATGCTGCCGGATTTGAAATCGACGGTCGAATTGTGCTTGTAGACAAAAAGACCGGTAGGATTTGGAGGTGATTGAAATATAGTCCTATAATCTGTATAATAAATTTGGAATAGTTTGCATGTTTATTGAAAGGAGAAAATTATGGAAATTAAAGGATCTATATCTCAAATGTTAAAAGGATTAAACGCAGATGTATCTGATGATTTACTTGTAGGGAAACCGATTAACGATTCTAATGGAAATAAGATTGGAGTAATAACAAAAATAGATATTAATAACGATACATGGTATGGATGGGTATCGGAAAATATCTTTAAAGAGACTAAAAACAATAGTTTTGAGATATCAGGCAGATAAAGAAAGGAGGATTAAGATGAACTTCTTAGATTTGGCTATTGTTGGTATTGAGGCTCAGATAAGCGAGAATGGTGACTTCACTACCGGCGCTGTGAAGTTCCGCTTCCGCAAGGGCAATATTTACTCTGAGCGCATTATGAGCCGAGAGGAGCTTGTTTGCTTCAATGGTGGCTCGGCTATGCTAGAGAGTCTCATTTGTGAGGAAGCACTTAGACTCATCTCAGAGGAGGAGAAAAAATTATGAACAGAGGTACGAGAAGGCGCAGCACTGCCGGTCTTATTTTAGATTTTGTTCTTACGATTTGTACGGGTGGGTTGTGGCTTATTTGGATTGTAATTCGGTATCTGAGAAACAACAGCTAATGACTTGTTGGTATAGATTTGTGATTAAGTAGAAAGGGTTAGCTTAAGAAACTAGCCCTTTTTATTTTACTTTTATGTCCATATAGAAGCTGTTGAAAAATATTGAGAGGTGATAAAGTTGAGACAAAAGAAAATAACTTGGGTCGATATTTACAAAGAATTTCGGAAAAGATTTCCTAATCACGCTAAGAAAGCGATACATTATGAACCGAATGATTTTATGAAAATTGTTATTTTCATGTCTGACGGAACAAAAGTAATTTACGATTATTTAAATAAACGGTTAAAGTTTTCAAAAACGTGACCATTTTGGTGAATTTTTAAGACTTGTACGGACATTTTTTAAGAAAAAGTGGCCATTTGCCCACTTTGTGCCCGCTTTTTAAAACAAAAGTGGGCTTGGGAAAACCCAGTATTTATGCGGGTTTGCGGGCTTTCTGCCCACTTTCCCACTTTTTTCACTTATTAATTGTGATAAAAAGTTTAATAAATATATATAAATTGCTGAAAAAAGTGGGCATTTGGCCATAAGCATAAAATCTGTTATTTTCACAAGGAAATTTCATTACCACAAATAAGTTTAAATGTCAATAGATTTTTTTGAAAGTTCTTCCGTTTTCTATTGGTTTGTGGTATAATATTAAAGCTAAATGCGAACTATTGAATGGAGGTATACAAATGAAACGGATATTTGTACCGTTCTTACTTATTATTTTAAT